AAAGTGTTGCATAGAATCGCAAGTGGTGGTTCTTTGGAAACGTTGAGGTTTCTTAGACAGAAAGCAGTATCGGTCTTATATCTATTACCAGCAGTAATAGGTGTATATGGCTTTTTCGCTTTTATGTTCTGGGCAAGCTAAGATAACTAAGGTCTTTTATAGTTATATTTATGATAACAATAACAGAATTAGCAAAGAATAAAATCACAGAGAGGCTAGGGAATGATTTCCTACGCCTCTCTCTTTCTGGTGGAGGTTGCAATGGCTTCCAATATTTGTGGGATATAGCAGATATAGCAAATCCAGATGACCATGTAATAGACCAAGTTATAGTAATAGACACACACAGTATGGGGTTTCTTCACGGATCTATCATAGATTGGAAAGAAACATTAGTAGAAACAGGGTTTGAAGTACACAACCCTAATGTTATAAGTGCCTGTGGGTGTGGCATTTCAATGGGATTTTAAATGAAACCAAGTAATAAATGTATAGAATTAGTAAAGCACTTCGAAGGGTTCGAAGAGCAAGCATACCTATGTCCAGCAAATGTATGGACAATAGGATATGGACGTACTAGAAACGTAAAAGAGGGAGATATAGTATCAGAACCTCAAGCAGAAAGAGATTTGAAAGAAGAATTAGATGAGTTCTCAGAGCAAGTACTAAGAGTAGTTAACGTAGAACTTACACAAAATGAGTTTGATGCATTGACATCATGGACTTATAATTTAGGAGTAGGCAACTTACAGAGCAGCACACTTCTGAAAAAATTAAATACAGGTGATAAGAATTCAGTTCCATCAGAAATGTTGAGGTGGAACAAAGCGGCTGGTAAAGTTCTAGATGGGCTTACGAGACGAAGACAAGCAGAGGCAGACTTGTGGGAAGCACAATAGTTAAATTAAAAACATTTTGGCTTTGGCTTATATCAAAGCTATTCCCAAGATACACTCTCAGGGTTAGTTATAATAACACTTGGGGAGATCAAGACGATCAAGAGTTTATAGTAAAAAAGTTCCACAAAAGACAAGATAAGTATTTGAAGTTTATAACACACGAAGGAGACTTAGTTGAAATACGAGGAGCAGACGGACTAAATTATAGGATAGAACAATTATGAACCAATTTTTAATAGGGCTTATAGTACTACTAGGACTTGCATGTTGGTTTTTATACGGTGAGAACAAGACGCTTGCCTCAAATAACTTAGCACTTGAAGGAGCAGTAGCTACACAGCAAGAAGCTATAGAAGGTTTGCAACAGGACTTCTCATTACAAACAGAAGCACTCAAAGCACAGACTTTAGTTAGCCAAGCAGCTCAAAGAGAATTAAATAGATACTCACAGTTTATAGCAAACTATGAGTTATCAGCAAAGATACTGGAAGACCCAGTAAAAATGGAAAGGAAAATAAATAATGGAACAAAGCACATATTCGAGGAAATCGAAAAACTTAGTGATACTGTTGACAATCTCGATGATGGTCTCCAGTTGCAGCATGCTGGGAACTAAACAGATTGAAATTCAAGCCAAACCGCTAGACCGCACAATCGTACAACCAGTTATGCCTAGAGAGTTAGATCTCAAGGAGCCTAAATGGTTTGCCGTAACAGACAAAAACATAGAAACATTTCTTACAGATATAAAAGAACAAGAAGGTGAAGTAATATTTCTTGCAATGTCTGTACCTGACTATGAAGTCATGTCTTACAATATGCAAGAACTAAAGCGTTACATTACTGAAATGAAAGATGTGGTAGTCTACTATCGAAAAGTAACTATGCCACCAAAGAAGGAAAAATCGTGAAACAAACATACGAAATAAAAATAACTTGTGAGATAGACGTTGACGAAGACGGTCACCCACGTGACTGGATAGATGAAGCTATGGAAGAAGGGCATTGGAAATATAAAATAAATAAAGTCTACGGAAAAGATATAACACCGATAGATAAAGAAGATCCTGCACATAAATGGATAAAAGATTTTAAATGACACCTACAAGAAAGAATTTACAGTCAGCTCTTGAGGGGCTGAAAAAACAGCTTGAGGTTACAAAAAACCCAAGTGAGATTTCTCGCATAGACGCAGAAATCACGGAGTTGCAGAAGTTACTTACTTTTGGGACTAAAAAGGAGAAAAAATGGAGCTAATAAAAGGATGGATGAGTTGGGTGAAAGCCCGCGTATCCGAACGAACTTCATGGGACGGAGCAATATTAGTAGTACTAGGAGTGCTAGTAATATTTATGAATCCACTAGCCAAACTTTTGGCATGGGTCGCGCTACTTTGGGGTGCATGGACAATCTATAAAGAGGAGTTATAATGTCAATGCCACCTGGACAATTTGCGGGAGACATGGATAGGAATGAGGTCGAAATTGATCTGAATAAATTCATGGCACTCCTTCAAGAAAAGAGTGAGCTCAAAGACAGAATTAGAGAGCTAGAAGATATAAATAATGTAAACCCTTATCAGAAAGTGGTATTCTTGGCGCAAACAGTTGATAGCTGGAGAATATTTCCGAGAGCGTTTCTAAGTATTTATATGTTTCTTCTCTATTATGCAACCTTTTGGTTCATGGATCTGCCCGAGCCTTCGCTCGAGCAATCAGGCTTAATATCAGTATTAGTCGGCGCAGGCGCAGCTTGGTTTGGACTATACGCTGGAACACATAAAGCCCCCACGGCAGGACAAGATAAAAAGTAATTAAATCCTTCAGCTACGCATTTGCGCAGAGCATGGAGGAGGTGATCGTATCTTACAGAGTACGCTCTGTTCTGCTGAAGCACAACTAACAACACCCATGTATTTGGGTGTTGTTCCCACCTTCCCCCAAAATATTTCTTGACTTACAAACTTAAATTTAGTATAATACTACTATGAATATTTTTATCTTAGACACCGACATTGACAAGTGTGCAGAGTACCATGTAGACAAACATATTGTAAAAATGCCTCTTGAGGCAGCGCAGATGCTATGTACTACACATTGGATAGACCAGTATCTAGGATACAAACCAAGGAAATTAGAAAAGAATGAATTACAATTATTACGAGAGGTCAAAACTAAAGACCCCCGCTATGTACCTTATCTCCCTACTATGCATAACCACCCTTGTACCATCTGGGCAAGAGAGTCGCTCGATAACTACGAGTGGCTATACTGCTATGCACTCGCCCTCAATGACGAGTACGGGTATAGATATGGAAAGACCCACAAGTCTGTGCAAGAGGTGGTACTTCGGTTACCCGACCTTAGACATATACCACGAATCGGGCTTACACCCTTTGCTATGGCAATGCCAGATGATCTTAAGTCCGATGACCCGATACAGTCGTATCGCGACTTCTACCACTTTGACAAGGCAACATTTGCTAGCTGGAAAGGAAGAGACAAGCCAGTTTGGTGGGATGAGGAGTTAGCAGATTATGAGAATCGTATTACAAGATAAACCAATGAGAATAACAGTATGCTTTCCACCTACACATACTAAAGAACAAATAGATGCGTGGTTGGATAAGTATTGGAAAGGAAGGAGAAAATTACATTAATGGAAAAAGCAACATTTGACGAGTATGGTAAGTTTGTACTTAGTACTACATCTACACAAAGTTTAGACACTAGAGAACTTACAGATCGTTTATTAGAATTAAGAGAACACACTCAGGCACACAAGCCCGTAGAATTTTCGCAGTTACTAACTGCATCTATAGGTATGCAAGCTGAATCAGGAGAGTTCTCAGAGATAATCAAAAAGATTATCTTTCAGGGGAAAGAATACACACCCGATGAAAGGTTTCATCTCAAACGTGAGTTAGGAGATGTCCTTTGGTATTGGGTACAGGGTTGTACAGCACTAGGCTATACACCACAAGAAGTGATGGAAGAGAACATCACAAAACTAGAAGCCAGATACCCAAATGGTTTCGAAGTATCAAAATCAGAACATAGACAAGAAGGAGATATATAATGGCAAATCATGTATATTTTGGAGCGTCTATAACAGGAAATCAAGAATGTATAGACGCATTTAAAGACGCTATGAAAACAGAGAAGTCTTTATTCTATACAGATTCGGAGGGAGTAAACCATTATCATGATGTAGTTATAGATCTAGATAAACTTGGGTTTATGCCTGTCGGAACTTATGATGAAGATGACTATTTAGAAAACTCATGGGAGTACTACGTAAACAACGTTGGTGCAAAGTGGTGTAACATAGATGATATCGGAGAAGAATACTTCTCAGGTTATTCTGCATGGTCACCACCAGTTAAATTTGTAGAGTACTTATCCGAGCACTTAGTACAGTTTGATAGCGAAGTAAAAATTAAACTTTCCTATGAGGATGAGTTTAGAAACTTTATTGGAACTGCACATGTTGAAGATGGTTTAGCTGATGTAGAAGAGTTAGAAGGCGATGAAATATCCGAGTGGTTACATACCGCTTTAGATATCGAGGAACTTCCAGATGACTTTGATTGGTCAGAAGAACGAGACGAGTTAGATGGGTGTCCAGCGGATGAGTGGATAGAATCTAAAGTCTGTGATTGGCTGGAGGAAAACTAAATGGAAATATTTTTATTACCTGTAACTATAGGTAAATATGTATTTAGTGCAATAGTTTGGGTACTTTTATTTACTATCATTACACAAACTGACAAGTATTATGATACTCGAGACTGGTGTCTTGAAAAGTATGAAGAATACAAGGAGAGAAAAAGTGCAAGAAGAGAAAGTTAAGTATAAGTTTAATGAGGATCATATACTAAAAGTAGTGAAAGGGTATATAGATATTACATACGAACAGCACTACAGTAAAGGTAACATTCAAACTACAGAAATAATTTTTGACGCAGATCATGGCGAAGGGTTCTGTATAGGTAACATAATTAAGTATGCACAGAGATACGGCAAAAAAGATGGCAGAAATGACGCAGACCTATATAAAATCATTCACTATGCAGTAATATTGCTCGGTATGTTAGATAAGAAAGAAGAAGCTGACTTTGTCGAGTATGAGAATCAACTACAATTAGATATGGATTAGTATGGCAAAAAGAGGAATT